ATGCTTGATCCTGCATATCTTAAAAGCCTGCTGACGCTAATAAACGACAAGCATTACACCGGGATGCATGCCGCAGATCTTGCAGATGAGCTAGCCCCTGAAAGTGAGGCGCCAATTGAGTTCACCGAGGCAGGGCACAAATTTAAATATCACATGGACGAAGCTAGGCAGGCTGGCTTGATCCGTCAGCGAGATAAGCCTAGCGCAGATGGATGGGGACTGTTTGTCAGCGTAGATGGACACTGGTCTTTCACCTGCGTCGCTCTGGTTCTTACTCCGGTAGGCGGTGAGTTCTTGGAAGAACTGAATAAACCGAAGGGAATAGAACGGCTCAAGAATGGGCTAAGAAGTGTCGGTGCAGCAGCCGGCACTGAAGCACTCAAGTTCGGAGTGGCCGAAGTCCTGAAAGCGGCGACTTCCGGATCAGTCTAGAGCCGCCCCTACCAAATCCCAGATTATCTGGCGCACTAGCTTATATCGAGGACCATACGTGGCCAGCTTCCAGAAACGATCCGGCTCATGGCGCGCTTATATCCGGCGCAAGGGCTACAAAACCATCACTGGCACTTTCGACACCAAGGCCGAGGCCGAGCGCTGGGCAAAGCAGGTCGAGTCGGATATGGCTCGGTCACGTTTTATCGATACCAGCGAGGCCGACGCGCTGGCGATCAGTGATGCCCTGGCGCGCTATGAGCGCGAGATATCAGTGCATAAAAAATCGTATCGAAACGAGCGCTCCCGGCTCTCGGTTCTTTCCCGCGATCTCGGCCATTTTGCGATCTCGCAGCTGCGCGGCAGTGACGTGGCCACCTACCGCGACGAACGCCTACAGGTTGCTTCAGGGTCTACTGTTCGGCGCGATCTGGCGCTGCTTTCGCACCTGTATACCATCGCGCGCAAAGAGTGGGGGCTGCCGGTTGAGAACCCCTGTTCGAATATTCGCCCTCCAAAGCTCAATAAACCACGCGAGCAGCGGGCTACTCATGAGCAGGTTGCAGCCATCGTAAAGCATGCCGCGTATCTGCACGCAGAGTTGCCAGCATTGGTAGTCCTGGCGGTCGAGACGGGTATGCGGCGCGGGGAGTTGCTGGGGCTGACGCGGGGTAACATTCGGGGGAAAGTGGCCTACCTGCCCGAGACCAAAAACGGCGGCTCCCGAACGGTGCCGCTATCGACGCGGGCACGGACTGCGATCCAGTCACTACCTCAGCGGATGGATGGGCGCCTTTTCTCGATGCACCCGGACACCGTCACTCACTATTTCCCGCGAGCGGTAAAGCTCGCCGGCTATGATGGGATCAGGTTCCACGACCTCCGTCATGAAGCCACATCCCGATTTTTCGAGCTGGGCTTCAATCTGATGGAGGTCGCGGCGATTACTGGCCATAAAGATCTGCAGATGCTCAAGCGCTATACGCACCTTAACCCTGACTCGCTTGCGGAGCGGCTGGGGTGATACGTGGCCGGCCCGGCTTTCGCTTTTGCGTCGCTACCGGCGCGCCCGCTTCCAGATCATCCAGCCAGCGCATGACGGTCGCACGCTTCCACGCCCAATGGCGGCCAATTTTAAAACGCCCTGGCGGCAGCATGTCGCTCTCGCGCTGGATGGCATTGGTGATCGAGACCTGTGTTTTACCGAGCAGGCCGGCGAGGTCATTGGTGTATAGAATCTCGCTTTGATTCATTGTGCCGTGGCCTCCTGTCTGGCTTTTGCTTTCCACGCTTTGAAGCGCTGCCCGATATTCCATAACTGCGCCCGTGCTTCCGCTCTGCCATCGATCTCTCGCCGGCTCTCTACCCCACACGCCCGGCAGATCCAGTCGCGGGCATCTTGCTCGTTGTGGGTGCCGTCGGGCACGTCGCTGCCGAACTTGGTCCGGGCCCTTTGATCGAGGTAGAGACCGAATGCCGGATCACGGCAGAGGATGCCGGCAGCGCGGGCAGCGCTGCCTCCTTTTCTCTCTTGAGTCATGCCGTGGCCCCCATGAAAATATCCTGCTGCGGTTGCTGCTCAGCCGTTCGGGGCGACAGCCAAAGGCATTCAGTTCTCTGTACACTTCCCATACGACTGCTGCCACTGGTCGACAACCCGACCCGAGTCCAGCCAGGCAATGCATCGTCATACATGCCTGATTCATACCCACTGACGATCACGAATCCCGAAAGGCTTTTGATGGCATCCAGCAACTGCAGGTGATCGTCTACTGTCATTTCATGGCGATAATATCGAGTGCTGCCTACCGACCTTGTCTCGGGCAGATAGGGCGGATCGACGTAGTGAAGCGTTTCGGGGCCGTCGTGCTGTTTCATAACATCGATAGCTGGGCGGTTCTCGATCAGCACATTAGAAAATCGTTCAGTCAGAAGGCCGAGCATGTCCGGTAGCCGCCGCCACGCTCTTGGGGTGTTCAATGCTTTCCCGTCGGGCTTCATGAAGGTACGCATTCCTGATCTGCCACGTGTGGCTCCAGCGCTGCCAAAACTTGCCCAGGCACGAAACAGCGTGCGGCGCGCCTGCTCGACAGGGTCATCAGACTTGAGTTGAGAAAGATCAAACTCATCACGAGCGTATGGCGTTAAAGCACACATTTTTGATAGCTGTTCGGCCTGCTCCGGGTTCCGCAGCACTCTAAACACGTTGACTATTTCGCCATCCATGTCGTTATAAATTTCCGAAATGGCCGGCTTTTTTCTTGTGAGCACGCCAGCAGCGCCCCCGAACGCCTCGACATAGGTGCGGTGTGGCGGGAAGTGCTCGATCACCCACGGCGCGATCCGAAACTTTCCGCCGTGGTAACGCAGGACGGGGGAGGTGATTTCTTTCACGCTTCACCCCCTGCGCGTTCGGTGTCACCTGTCAGCCACTTTGCTGCCGGTATCAGGCGCGACAGCTCATGCGTGCGGGCGATGCTTTCCGGGCGATGCCGTACTTCGATCATGCGCCCGGTAACGGTTGCCAGCAGTGTGATCCGGATTTGCTCGGGGATGCCCTGGGGCGCCATGCCGGCGCCCTCGGAATGATTAAGGTCCTGAATAGTCCTATCCACGACGCCCCCCCTTTTCAGCAGCCGCAAGGCGATTGGCCATGCGGGTGTATTCGTCATACTGCACCGCCAGTTCATCGCTGGCCGACGCGCGGCCCAGCAGGTAAGCCATGCGCAGGGTGACGAGACCCAGCAGGATGAGCAGGGCAAAAATGATCAGCTGGTTCATCGACGGACTCCCTTTGATTTGTGTTCGTTGAATGCCTGGCAGTCGATGCAGGTGGCCACGCCCGGTACCGCATTGCGGCGTGCTTCGGGGATCGGGTCGCCGCAGTCATCGCAGTGGGTCAGGCTCGGCATGCCGCCGATGCGGGTACGGCTGGCCAGCGCGGCATCGAGCCGGCGCTGGCTGTTTTCGTTGGCGAGATCGATGGAATCGGCCACGTTTATTCCTCCCAATGCTTCACGTAACGGGGCATCGCAGGAAACTCTCCGCAGCCCATCAGTTCTTTGTCGATGGCTGCGCGCACGTCTTCAACGCTTCCAGTCATGCCCCACGCGGTGGCAGCTGTCTTGCCATACAGGTAAACGCCATCGCCCAGATGCTGGATGTCGTACCCACGATATTTCTCGTTAGCCGGCGCGGGCTGCCCTGCCTTCTGCCGTTCTTCATCGCGCGCAGCGCGGTCGATCATTTTTTGAGTGCGCACGGGCGCCTCCTTATCTGAGTTCTTCGGGGATAAATTCGGGTTTTTTCTGCCACGCAGGCGGTGGCTGGATGCTTTCCCGGTGCCGGCGCTCCATTTCTGCAAGCGCGAACTGGGTTTCTTCATGCTCTTGCTGCGCCAGTTCCTGCTCGGCGCGGTATTCGGTGCTGTTGATCCACTCTCTATAGCGTTTTGCCTGGAGGGCATCGGTGTGTGGATCGGCTGCGCGCGGCGTCATGTCGGGCGTACAGTTATTCACACAAGTCCAAGGGTCGTCGGCTTCGCCTCCTCCATAAGAACCCTTCTGGCTGAAATCGTAAGCGCCGGCGCGTGCCTTCGGACGCATGGTCCAGCTGTAAAACCGGGTCAAATACTCGGCACCTTTTACGAGCAGGCCGTAAGTGATCTCGACGCGCTCGCCATACCCGCCACGAGCAAACGGCACCTCATCGGCAACCATTTCCCGGCTGGTATCCATGCGCCACTCGCGCCACGGCTTGATCGGCTGATCCTTGCGCGGTGTCAGCGGCCCACCCATCAGGCGCAGGAACTGATCCCACGCCCCGGCGTTGCACGCGGTGCGCACCTTGTTCATGAACTCGATGATCGAGCGGCCCGGATTGGTCGCGGCCTCCCATGCGGCGAGCTGCTCGGCCTGCTGCTCGGTCATGCGGCGAACCTCACGCCAGACCGTGACCGACGGCAGCCCGACAAACTGGAACTGACGAATGCCCCACACGGCGGCCCACGCCTCAACGCGCGGCGCACTGCTGGCCATCTCGCGACCATACTCGTCGAGATCGACGAACTGCTGACCGTTGATGTTTTTCGAGACGTACTTGGCGACATATCCCGCAGCGGTGCCGCGCGTGTAGTCGATGAACTTGGCCTGAAAGCGGTTTTTCTGTGCGCCCGGCTCGTCGGGCGTGTCGGCCAGCGCGTACTCGGCCATCACTTCATTGACCCGCTCGACGTGATCCGCATGCGCCCACATCAGCATGTGCCAGTGCGGAGTGCCGTCGTGGTGCGGCTCGGCGACGCGCACGCCATAAATGCCGATCCCCTCACGGGCCAGTGCGGCGCGGATGCGTGCCCAGACGCCGGTCAGATAGTGCTGACCATCGCGGGGCGTGTTGTGCTCGTAGTTCGGGTTACGGGTGCAGCTTTTGGCGCGCACCGGGTGAAATCGCGACGGGCAGGTCAGGGTGTAGAACACGCCGACATGACCCAGCCGGCGGGCCTCGGCTTCGGTCTCGCGAATGCGCAGCATCAGCTCGGCGCGACGATTGTCAGGATTGGCCAGCCCCAGCTCGGAGAGTTCGGCCAGCGTGTAGTTCTGGCCGTGCTGATTGATCGCCTCGATGGCATCGAGCATCGCGTGATTGCGCAGCTTCTGAGACGCCCGACGTACCACGGTAGTGTTCGAGCAGTAGATGCCGGCGCGGTGATGCACATTGCCCAGCTCGCGCTCGAGCTGCTCAAGGCGACGACCAGCCAGCACCCGCAATTTTCGGCGCCACCACGTGGCGTCCTCAAGGCGAGCCAGCTGCACACGGATCGGCAGCTTGCCGTCCGGTGGATCAATCTCGTGTTTCTCGACGCGCTCCAGCCCGAGCGCCAGCGCAGCCTCGGCGGCGTCCAGCTCGGAACCACCATTGCGATTGGCTGCGCCGACCTGCTCATCATGCTGACGCTTGATGGCCATGGCCTGCGCTTCGGCGTGATTGCAGATGCCCTCATCATCGTGAGTAACGCGAAACGGCCCGACGTGCAGGCGCTTGCAAAGACGTGCCAGCAGACGATTCCCGGCGGCATTGCCGTCTTTTCTGGCCACGACCAGAAACGCTTTGGCGAGCTGCTCGGCATAGGTCGGATAACGGTCGAAGTAGAGACGCTGACGACGATCAACGCAGCCCATCTCATCGAGCTTGAGCTTATCAACCGGACCCGGCTTGCCGGGCGCGCCATATGCTTTGGAGAGTTCTACAAACGATGTCATCGGCGCGGCACCCGGTCACTTTTGGCGCCCTTCTCGCGCAGGTACATGCACGCTCTGCCCGGAGCGATGCACATATAGGGATCGTCCTGCACCTGCAGAAACACCCGGTTGACCGGGAGGATATGAGTGCTCAGGACATTTACTCGAACATCACCAATATCCGTCTCGATCAGCAGATACGGCGTGCCATCACCTGACACCAACGGCCCCATGTAAGGAAATTCCGAAAACAGGCTCTCCAGCTTGTCGGCCGCCCACTGCTGGACCTTGGTGGCGTTCTCCGGATCAAAGATATTCATTCGCTCAGATCCTCGATCAGTTTCAGATAGTGCTGGGCGGCGGCAATGTCGCCGGCCTCAAGGGCGAGCCGAGCACTTGCGGCAAGCGCCTGAGAGGGATGCGACTCGCTGCGCAAACCGTCACGCAGGCGACTGGCGTAAGAACTCATACGGTGAATAGCCGAGCGGATGGCCTCGCGGGCTTGAGGCGACATCCACTCAATCGGGGTGCGGGTGAGGTTGTCGGCAATGCGATCCGGCGTGCGCTCATTGGCCGGGATCTCGTTGATCGGGCGCAGCGGCACCAGATGCTGGGCCGCCGAGCGCAGCACCACGGCGCGCTCGGCAGGTTGCATAGCGGCCCAGACCTCGGCCAGATCCCGGTTTTCAGTGCGCCGGCGCAGTTCATCACGCGCGGCCAGAAAGCCCGCGCGCGGATCGACTGTTTCGGGACGGATCGCGTGAACGCTGGCCATGGTTATGCCCTCGCGGCCTGAACGCCGCGAACGTCAGCGTTCTGGCGCTCGGCGAAACCGATCAGGTCGCTGACAGTAAGCGCCATGCGGCGGCCGTCCGGGTGTTTGACGACCACGACATAGGAGGTGGTCGATTCCACATCGATGGCTGCGCGCTCGTTGAAGGACTCCAGCTCAGCCATGGCCTGCACGGCCATGACGCTGGCATCGCGCGGATCATGAGCATGTGCGCGGATTAGATGAGATGCGCACTGGTTGATCGCATCACCACGGTGCACGCTGCGCGGCAGACTCAGAATGAACGCGGTCGCCGGATTGGTTCGGTCTAGTGCGTGCATGACACACCTCCCTGTGCGTTGAGCTGGTCATAGGCATACACCGCGTGCTGCAGCGCTTCGTCATCGCGCATACGGCCATGCTCGACGAGATACCGACCGCAGGCGGATACCATTTGATGCGGGGTGCGATAGCGCGGCTGATTGCGCAGGAATGCCTGTGCGGCATCCTGAATGCTGTCGCTGGGGTCGATCTGGTAATAGGGGTCGATCTTCATGCCTTAGCTCCTGAACAGGTCTTCGGGCGGCTTGGGCACAACCACATACGGGATGTGCTCGGCCAGCCGGCCCTCGTATTGGCTATTGGGCATACCGCTGGGGCTGAGGGTTTTGGTTACGACCATTTCCCCCTCACCACTCCAGCCACATACCGGGGTTTGGCACTGCAGGTAGGCGACGCGGTAATCGCTGTGCAATTGTTTTGATGTCCTGATGCGGCAGGGGCCGCCGCAGTGAGGACAGGTCCATCCCCAACTTGATGACATCAGCGCCTCCCTACCGGGCGAGGCCCGCGCGGTGTCCCCATTCGCCCGATGCCTTTGCGCAAATGGCGGCGCAGCACGAACTCGGCGGCCTGATCCAGCGTCTCCAGACCCTGCTGCTGGCGTACTGCTTCCAGCACCCGGCGGTCGGCATCACTGGCTGGCATGTCTGCTTGTCTTACGGTCATGGGCACCTCGAAAGTTCCTAAAGGGGTGTCGGGCCGTCCCTTAATGGAGCTTTGCCGTCGGCTGGAAATCCATCATGCTCACGGCGTCGAACTCCTGCTGACTGGCCACGCCGAGCAGATCCAGCGCTGCACGCATCACAAGCTCGCGCACCAGCGTGGCTTTCTCGGTGCCGGTGTAGGCGGCCAGCGCTTCGATGAGGTTGTCTTCGTACTCATCGAGATTGACGCCGATGCGACTGGTCTTAAGGAGACGGGTATCCCTGTACATGGCTGCGGTTCCTTGTGGAGTTAGTGACTGACGGGGGTGGGGTTGGATTCTGATTCTGCTCGGTAGGCCTCCATGCCCTTGAGGCAAAACATCCGAGCCTGAGCAGATAGAGAGCGCATTTCTTCACCCGCGATCACTTCGAGGCTGTCGCGCTCGTCTTTTTTGAGCTGGAGCCAGATCGGCTTGGCATTGCAGCCGTTGGGTACTCGCTTCAAACGAGCTGGGGCCTTGGATTCACTCATCGTGTATGATTTCCATTGGTTAACTATGGCAACGCACACATATTCGTTCACGTTTTGTGAATCTGTCAATAGCAGATCGTGTATCGAGTCACATTTGGATATGCGCTGATGGATAGGCAGGAAGTTACCGCGGCGGTCATCGACAGGATGAAACTTCGCCTTGGTATCATCTACAACAAGGATCTAGCTGATGCGCTTGGCGTCAGCACAGGCGCTATTGGGAACTGGAAGGCGCGTGGCACGATTCCGATAGATGAGTGCCTCGCATTCTGTGAATCACATAATGTGTCTTTAGATTGGCTAGTGAGGGGGCGAGGGCCAGAGGAATCATCCGCCACAGCTATTGCCGAGCCCGCTGCGGCATATGAACTCATTGCCAGCTATTCGCGCATCCCAATCTATGACATTGAGGCCGCTGCTGGATCAGGTCGGTTGTTTGATGACGAGCTGATCGAGACCACCATCCAGTTCGATACCGAACAGCTGCAGCGCGACGGGCTGGACCCGGCGCAGGTGGTGGGTGTGCGTGTTCGAGGGGATTCGATGGGGGAGACGCTGCACGATGGCGACCGCGTCCTGGTGGATCGCAGCAGCCGGACACCGGATGGCGTTTTCCTGCTGCGCATGGATGACGGCCTGCGCATCAAGCGCGTGCAGCGCGTGGCCGGCGGCGGCTGGCGCCTGATCAGTGACAACCCGCATTACCCGCCGGAAATTGTCGATCCGCTTTCCAACCAGAACGTCGAGATCATTGGCGAGTGCGTCATGCGGATAGGGCGCATCGCGTAATACTTTCGGCTTTCCGTTCGTAACACTATGTAAGCGGTGATATTCTCAGCGTCTAATACAACGCTGAGGGATCATCATGTTCATGGGCATTGGCTTCATCATCTGCACGATTCTGGCCATTATCATCGGGGTCAGGATCACGCGTAACCGGCGCGCCAACGGCAAGGGTGCGCTTTTCAGCGGTTTGACGGGCGTTTTTGGCGGCACGGTCGCCGGTTTTTTCCTGCTCATCGCACTGGCTCTCATCGACATCACTATCAATGGCAGCGAAATCGAAGACGTCGAGCCTGCTGCCAATGATCAGGCCAATACGACAGATAACGCCCCGGGCACCTCAGAGCCCCCATCCGTTGCCAGCGACGGCCCCGAGCAGTTCGACGATGTCATCGCCATGGCAGAGGACTTCAACGACTACCCGCCCGAATTCGATGCGTTTTCCGTGCTCGAATCCGACCCATTGCATATCCAGCTTTTGCCGACCGTCGTCGAAGGGGATCTGAACGAGGTCGTTCACGATACCAACTGGCGCGCGGCGCTTTACGGTGCTTATAACACCTTCATTCATACCGATGCCGATCACGTCATCGTTGATGCCATCCCTCGGCAGTACGCTAGCCTGACGAATCGTGACTCCCCTGAACTGCTGGATGACCAGAAAATTACCCTGGAGCTGAGCCGCGCCGAGGCATTGGAAGTCGTACAAGAGCTTATCGACGTAGAGAGTCTTGAAGACCTTAAATCACTGGATCCCAAGTGGGGCTTTTACGGCTGGACGGACGACTGGAACAGCATCTATTACTCGGATCAGCAGCCGGGCCTCAATGCCTTTATCAATGAATTGAGCCCCTACGCCAGCGGCGGTGAGGTCTCAACCAAGCCCACTTCCGCCGAAAGCGCCAAAAGCGCCGAAATCGAATCCGGCAGCGATCTGGGCTTTGATGCCAAGACGTTTGCCAAGCGCTTTAATTCCGCCATGGCCGATCTGAACCAGCCCTATCGCGCTGACGGCAATGTCGATAACAGCGGCGTGCAGGGCGTCTTCCAAGAAGCGTTCAGCGAACATCTGGCATTGACCGGCACGATCAAGCCGCAATCCGGCGCCGTGAATGGCATCATTTTCATGGGCACCGGCGATGGCACCCCGGAATCCGGCGCGCGGGTCATGGTGGTAGCATCAGGATTGGTTGCCGCGACGCAGGACAGCATGAGCCCACAGGATGCTTTCGAGGTAGTGATGTCGCTTCTGCAATCTTATGACGGCGGCGACTCCGTATCGCAAACCCTCAACGGGGTTAAATACTCTTACCAACGCAGCGATATGTTCGGCAACATGCTGACGGTCGATTCCGCCGAGAGCTAATCCCACCCCATCACAAAAAGCCGCCCATCCCGGGCGGCTTTTTTGTAATTTGATGTAACACTTGCTGCTAATCTTGGGTTATCTTTTACTGTACACACATACAGTAAGGAGCAGGCGACCCCATGCACGCGCAGTATCTTGGTCCCGTTGATGCACGCCCCGATCCGTCCCTGATGTTTATTGACCTGAGCCGGTACCCGGCCAGCTGCTATCTAATGCGCGCCGGCGATGATGCGGGCGTGGGCGGCCCGGTGTTTGAGGGTGATGTACTGGTCGTTGATGAGGCGCGCCACCCAAGCCATGGGGATCTCGCCGTGATCATGATCGATGGCGTGCGTGAGGTGTTTCAGACGCTGCGCGTCGGCCCGCAGTTTCGATTCCAGCCGGTGGGCGGCGGTGCGAGCCGTCGGATCAAGCCGGATCTGGTGCTGGGTGTGGTGGTGAGTCTGGTTCGGCGCTGTGCGGCCTGATCGATGCAATAAAAGCCTTGCAATGGAAACTAAGTTTCCGTACACTGTGCTTAACAGATCAGGAGACGACGACATGCAGCTTTTCCACACCAGCCCCCAAGAAATCGAAGAAATCAACCAGTCGGGCAGATTCGGCGAGTTCCTCTTTTTTGCCGGGGACGTTTACGTTATGACCGCTGGCGAGCATGTCGTATATACCGCCGAAATTGGAGAATCTGACATCATTAAAGCCGGCCGGCTTTTCTACCATGATGATGCCGAAAAACTGAGCAGCATTGTCGCCGCCCTGGCTGAACGCCTAAGCATTGATGAAGACGATGCCGAGTCACTCATTGATGAAAGCAAAAGCGTATGGGACATGGATATTGACGTTGAACCGGAAGACATGGCCGATCTGAGCTGGGACATTCAAGCCCTCACCGCCCGCGCTGCAAAGACCCTTGGCTTCAAAGCTGTGCAAGTCGAAGATGAGCAAGGCATCGCATACATGATCGACGCAACCGCTATCGAAATGGTGAAAGCATGATCGACGCTCGCACTCAGTACGCCCCAGAAACGGCGGCACGCCTCATCGACAAAGCTGTCGCCGCCTGCACCCCTTCAACGCGTAACGAGCTGGCCGAACGCATCGGCATGACCCGACAATATCTAAGCGGTGTTTATGCCGGACGCAAAACGATGAGTTATGGCATGCAGGTCATGCTCGAGTCGATCACTGCCCCCTGACCCTCGCCTTACATTTCCCCGCCTGCCCTCGTCTCACATTTTATTGTCGTGCCATAGCCCGAGTCATCGAGCGAATCCGTGACCTCCGTCACCAGCCAGCCGGTGCCGTCAATCTGCGGTTTCCAGCCGCGCAGGGTGATGGGCGTTTCGGGGGTGATGTCGGCGCGGCCGTGGGCCATGGTCAGCCCGAACTCGGCCGTGCCGCGCTGGATGCGGCGCAGCTCGGCCTTTGCGGCCTCGAGGGCATCGGCCTCTGATGCGTAGGTGGCGCGCAAATCCTTGAATTTTTCCCCTTCTCCCGCGATGGCCGTCTGGCGCTTGCTGCCGGCCTTGTCGTTCCAGTGCGCGCGCACGCCGGTGTAGCTGTCGCGGTCGGTCTGGCTGTAGCGGTGCTGGTCGCCGTCGCGGCGGGTGAGGGTGACGCCGGGTAGGGCAATGCCGCTGGCCGTGAGCGCTTCACCGGCGAGGGTGAATAGCATCCGTTCAGATTTTACGGCGGCGATGGCGTCATAACGCTGGCCCAGCCGGGTCAGGAAATTGAGATCCGACTCGTCGGTCTGGTCGATGTGCCCCAGCCGGATGCCTCGCAGGGTGTCGCCAATCACCGGCGACAGCTCGTGCCGCTTGGCGATGGTGTCGACGATGTCGCCCAGGGTGATGTCATGCCATGACTGTGACCGTTTGCCGGGCAGCAGGTTGCGCATGTCGGCGGCGCGGGCGCGAATGGTGAGCTGGTCCGGCGATCCGCTGTGCTCGATCTCATCGACGATAAACACGCCACGGTCGAGCAGGCCCTCATCCTGCCAGCCGATGGCCACGGTCAGTCTGGCGCCCCGGGGCGGCAGTTCGAGCTGGCCGTCATGGTCGGTCAGCGCGAGGTCGAGCTGGTCGGCCTCCTGCCCGCGCTGGCTTGTGATGCGCAGATTGATCAGGCGGCCATTGATCCGGGGCGTGATGTCCTGCCCGCCAATGGTGATGCGGTAGCCGGGCCGGCGGTATTGGGGCTTCTCGCTCATACGAACGCCCCGACCAGTCGCGCGCCGGTGTAGAGGGTGAGATCCCCGATCATGTCGGTGCGCTCGTCGTCGACGTGTTCCAGCGTGAGGCTGAACTCGATTTTCGCGGCAGCGCCGTCGCGATAGAGCGTGCTACTGGTCTCATCGACGCCGGTGATGACCCACAGGCCGTACTGCCGGCCGGTGCCCTCGACCAGCGGCCACGCCCGGCCCTGATCGGCCATGTCGCGGATCTCGTCAAGATCCACGCGGCCGCCGGTGAACTCGGGCAGCAGGGTGCCCGAGAGGGTGATGGTATCCGCGCCGGGACCAATGAACTGATAGGCGGGCCGGTCGCCGACGCGGGACTGGCTGGCGTGGCGCCATTCGGTGCGGCGCTGCAGCTCCTGATACGGCACGCTACTGGTCTGAAACACGAACATTCCCAAGGCCATCAGCATGGTGGCTTACTCCTGATCGTACATGGATGAACGGCGGCGGGCGCCCTGATCGCGTTGCGCCTGCGCCAGTGCGCGCTGCACTTCCTGCGCGACGTATTGGGCGAGCTGTCGCTCGTCCATGCCGGGGGATGCAGTGATATTGATGTCGCCCAGGGTGATGCGCTGATCAACCATCTGCTGGCCACCGCCGGCGGCGAGCGGGGGCCGGCTATCAAACCGGATCGGCTCGCTGGGTGAGATCGACGGTATGGCCGCTGCCGGCAGGGCCATGGCGCCGAGTGCCAGACCGGCACCGGCCTGCCGAACACGGCTGGCAATGTCGGTGATGCTTTTGGCGGGGTCATCGCGCTGGCGCTCAAGTCCGAGGGTCAGGCCGTCGACGGTGTGGCCACCAAGGGCGGCGAACACGCGCGAGGGTGAGTGAATATCCAGCTTGTCCTTGAACCAGCCCGTCACGCTGTCAGCGATACCGACCACGCTATTTTTCAGCTCGCCGAGCTTGCCAAACAGGCCGCCAATCAGGCCGTCGATGATCGTGCCGCCGAGTGACTTGAACTGATCGGGCACCTCAATGCCGAGCGCCGAGAGCGCGCTGGTGATGCCCCTTTGCAGCAGGCCCAGCGGCGACCAGTCGAGGATCAATCGTGAAATGCCAGCGATACCACCATCGAACGCGGCTTTGACGTCCTGCCATCGCTGGCTGAACCATTCACTGATCGCGCCCCAATTCTTGTAAACGAGATACGCGGCACCGGCGAGGGCAGCCACGGCTGCCACGATGCCGAGAATAATCCACGTCATGGGATTGGTGAGCAGGGCCAGCCCGGCCTTGCCGATGGCGCTGGCAGTGATCAGGAACCCGCGGCTGATGGCCAGCAGCCCCTTCCCCAGTGCGGGCAGAATGCGGCTGGTGAGCGAGTAGATCTTGCCGCCGAGGCCGCCCGCTTTAATGCCCAGCATGTTGAGCCCCAGACGCACGGTGACGATGGGGCCGAGCAGCGAGGCCATCATGATGGTGAAAGCACCACCTGCCGCGACCAGACCGGCAGTTACGGCGGCGACCTTGGCGATGGTGCCGGCGAGCTTCGGGTTTTCCTTGATCCAGTTGCCGACGCTGCGCGTGACGTCGGTGATCCATTGAACCAGATCACGCAGCGGCCCTTCATTGGTGTCGGTGATCGAGATCCCGACTTCCTCCCACGCAGAGCGCAGGCTTTTGAGATCGCCGCCAATGTTGTCGGCCATGGTCTTTGCCACGCGCGCGCTTTCACCGCCGGACTGTTCAAGCACATCGACAAATTGTTCGATGCCGGCAGCGCCCTGCTTATTGATCAGCTCGGCCATACCGGCGCCGGGCTCCTCACCGAAAATGGTTTTCAGGTATTCGGTGCGGTCTGCGTTGCCCATGTCCTTGGTGGCCTGATACACGTCGGCGAGGATTTTGGGCACGGCGCGCAGGTCCCCATTAGAGTCCTTTGCCTGGAGCCCCAGTTCCTTGAGCGCTCCGGCGGCCTCACCGGTAGGCGCAGCCAGACGGGTAATCATGGCGCGCATGGTGGTGCCGGCCTGACTGGCCTGAATACCTACATTCCCGAGCAGGGCCGCCATGGCTGAAGCCTGCTCCAGCGACATCCCCATCGCGCGGGCCTGCGGGGCTACGTACTTCATCGTATCGCCGAGCATTTCCAGATCGACATTCGCGCGGGTCGTGGTCGCGGTCAGCACATCACCAACGCGCCCCATCTGATCGGGGTCGAGACCAAAACCGGAAAGGATGTTCGATGAAATATCAGCGGTACGACCCAGATCCATGCCATTGGCCAGCGCCAAATTGAGCATGTCGGGAATGGCTTTCTGGATGGCCTCAGGTGTGAATCCTGCCATGGCGAGAAATGATTGGCCCTGCCCCACTTCCGATGCACTGAATGCGGTCGAGCTGCCGAGATCGCGGGACTGCTGCTTGAGCGCCTCAAGGCGCGGATCATCCTTGTCCAGCCGCGTCAGCGCCTGAACCTTGCTCATTGTCTCGCCGTACTCGATACCGGGCGCGAGCAATCTTGCACCGGCATAAAGCGCACTGCCGCCGGTGGCGAGTCCGGTAAAGCCGGCGCTGCGCATTGTATTGGCGCGCCCGAGGCCACGCTGGTATCGATCCGCCGCTGCCGCCGCTTTTTTCTGAGCGGCGGTGACGTCGGCCATCTTGCGCTTTTGGGCGTCGAGGGCGGTATTGGCCTGCCGGATCTGTCCGGCGAGGCGTTTCTCGCTGCCGCTCAGATCGTCGGTGCTGACGCCGCCCTGCTTGAGGCTGGTACGCAGCTGGCCGAGGCGCCGGCGCTGATCGCCGAGCGTGCTATTGAGTCGCTCGACTTCGTGCTGGGCCTTGAGGAATTTCTGCTGGAATTGCTGCGTCGGGGCGGCGGTGTTCTTGAGTTCGGTACGCAGGTTGCGCATGCGCTCCTGCGCGCGGGCGAGCGCCTCGCTGTTGTCGCGCGTGACGTCTTTCAGTTTGCGGAATGAGGAAAGGTCTTTCTGCTGGCGCTCAAGGTTTCGCAGCTGGTCGCGCGAGGCTTTCAGGGCCTGCGCGGTTTTATCGCTGCCCTGGGTAATTTTCTTGAGTGGGCCGGTGGCTTTATCGACTGCGTTGAGCAGCACCTGCAGCTTGAGATCGCGCGCCATGGGAGTCCTCGGGGTTGGATCGCGTACGGGCGCGCTCGCGCCATTCCATCAGTTCGCGCAGGGTGAAATCTGCGCAGTCGGCGGGGGTCCAATGAAACACGATGGCCAGATCGGCCATCGCGTCCTCGACACTGCTGGGCAGGCTTATGCGGCCTCGTCCTTCACCCGCTTCGATACCAAAAAACCCGCAATCTCGCCGCCAAGCTGGACCAGATCCGCCGGGTCCATCTGGCGCGCTTCATGTTCGGTGATGCTGGGCACTGACAGGCGCGGGATCAGTTTCATGATCGCGTCGGTCTGCAGCTGCAGCACGTCACTGAGATTGACGCCGCGCAGTTCGCCGGCGCTGGGCTTGCGCACGCTGACGCTGTCGATGGTCTGCTCGCCGCGCTTGATGGGTGTGTCCAGCTCGATGGGATCAGAGACGTGGGCGGTGGTGGCTTTCTCTTTGGCCTGGGCCATGGTCTTTCTCCGGTTCTATTGGGATTCAGGGGGTGATGTTTGCGCGATCAGGTGCCGAGGGCGCGGCGGCGCTTGGCCAGCCGATCGGTGCCATTGACCTTGAACACGCCGTTGGGGATGTCGTTCTCGATGACGGTTCGCCCGTCGATGACGAGCTTGTAATAGCTGAGCGTCGTGGTGATGCTGTGCTCGGTGTTCTCACCGGATTGGGCGTCGCCCATGTCGATCTCGGTGTGGCGCCCCCGCATGACCACCTCGACCGCCACGACCTCGTCGACGTCGTCGCGCTCATAGCTGCCGGTCATGCGCAGCAGATCCGCGTCGAGTCGGGAACTGCCGAAATTGTCGAAGATGCTTTCGATCAGGCCGCCGACGGTCCACTGACACGTCATAAGGCCGTCCTGCCCCATGTCGATGCCGACGGTGCCGTCCATGCCGCCGCCGCGCCATTCCTCGATCTTGCGGGTGAGGGTGGGCAACGTGACGGACTGAACCTGACCCTGATAGCTGTCGCCATTGCCGAACAGGTTCATGCCCTTGAGCTTTTTGGGTAGTGCCATGGTGTATCTCCTGTTCAGCCGGCGTTCACGCGGTCGGCGAAATCGGCCAGATAGGTATCGGTGATGCGCTGCTGAAAGCCGAGGTCTTCCAGCGGGGGCACCGGGGCGTAGTCGTAATCGATGCGCAGCTTGCCGGCCTTGAGCGAGGTCTCGTCGTTGAGGTCTTCATTCAGCCAGGCGGTGCCGTCGACGATCAGGCCCAGCGCCTTGAGTTCCGAGAACTTGGCGTTGACGCCTTCGATGATGTCGCGGGCCAGCGAGGCATGCAGGGGCTTGTCGACGGCCCACATATGGGCCTCAGCGATGGAGTCGGCGAGGATCTGCGCGGTGCGGGTGTAGTTTTCAAACGCGAACAGGGAGGTCGGGCCGGCGCAGGTGCGTGACCCCCAGAAACGAAACCCGTCACGCTGGATCAGCGTGGTGACGTCGGCGGCGTTGAGGATGCCGGCGTCGGTGTTCGGGTTCTGGAGACTCCAGAACACGTCGGCGCTGATGCCGGTCACGCCGTTAACGGCCACGTTACTGAGGGTCTTATGCCAGCCGGTTTCAGAGTCGATCTTGGCGCGCAGGCCGAGGGCGCAGGCGACGGCGCTGATTCGCATGGTCGCGGCGGCGGTGACGCCGAACGCCTCGAACTCAGGCCAGATGATCATCAGCTCTCGGGCGCCGAACTGGTCGCGGTAGGCGGTCACGTCCGAGATGGTGGTGCAGTCGTGGGCGTAGCTGTAGACGAACGCGCGCAGATCCTGGGCGATACTGACCATCGCGGTGGTGACGGCCTGATTGTCCAGACCCGGTGCGCCGAGGATGCGCGGCGTCACGCCCAGCGAGGCGCTGGCCGACAGCAGCGCCTGCGCGCCGGTACGGCGGCCAGACTCGTCGACCGTGCCAATGACGTTCGCGGTGGTCTCGTCAGCGTCGGCGCCTTCTTCGACACGGACCGCGACAATGATCGGCTTGGTCTGGGATTGAATCGCGGTCAGCGTGCGGCGCAGGGTGCCTTGTGTGCCGGCGTTGCCGATGGCGGTCGAGACGTTGGTGATGAGGGTGGCGCGGTTAAGCGGGAAGGCTTCGGCGTCGGCATCGGCGCCAGTGCAAACAATGCCGATGACCGCGGTCGAGACCGTGCGGATGACGCGGGTGCCGTCGTTGACTTCAACGACGCGCACGCCGTGGTGGTATTGGTCGAGTGCCATGATATGTCCTGATCAGGAAGCGGGCAGAATCGTTTCAGGGCTTCATGGTGTGGCGCGGGGCAGGGCAGTGCGAGCGGCAGGCGTTGTAAAAGCGGGCGTTACATACACCGCTAGAGAAATTGGTCTAAAACGAAATCAGACAGCAGTTACGGGTAACTCATGTTAAAGTGCGTAATATTATGGTTAATTAGAGAGATTTAACTTTGAGGCGCGTTCATTCAATTGATTATCTCAGGGGCATGATGGCCCTGTCTGTCGTGATGTATCACTACACCGCATACAGCTTAGGAGTCCCCGGTAGCGAGTCTTTATTAGGACGTCTAGGTATATATGCTGTTTCTACTTTTTACATCATTAGCGGCATGTCGATGTTTATCGTATATCAAAATGAGCGCTGGAGTTTAAAAGCTCTCACCTCCTTTGTTTTAAAGCGCTATTTCCGAATCGCTCCGGTTTTTTGGCTTGCGATCCTTTTACCGGCTTTATGGTATGCGGTAATAAAGGACCATTATTATGACGGATATCGTTTATTTTCTAATATCTTTTTGTTTTTTGGTTTTTACGATCCAAGAGCGTATATTCCCGGCGGTGGGTGGTCTATAGGCAATGAAATGGTCTTTTATGCCTTTTTCCCTTTAATAATAGTCGCCTCGCGTAACTGCTGGCTTTTCGTTGGCGTTTTGGCGACTCTTTTTTTAGTTTACTGTTATTTCGCCTTTTTTGTGTTGTCGCCTGATAAAGGCTTGGTAGTTCAGTGGGGCGAATATATCAATCCTCTGAATCAAATATTTCTTTTTGCGGCGGGGGTTGCTTTGGCATGGGGGCGTAAATTATTTGGCTCGCCATCCAAGGTTATCGTATGCGTTACGCTTTTGGTTTCCTTGCTGCTATTTGTTTTTTATCCAGTCAGTGGCGACCGGATTAATATTGTTACTGGAGTCAATCGAATACTGTTTACCTTTTTTTGTGTGGGTGTTTGCTTTTCGCTTCTCAATTTGGATTTCGAGCTTCGCCCTGCGCTATCTTCTTTTCTTCAGTTTTTTGGTGATATTTCTTATTCCTTGTACCTTCTTCATATAGCATTGTATTTTTATGTCCAAAATTTGATTTTGAAAAAGCTTGGCGCTGATTCCGATTTTTTAAAGTTTTTCATACTTTTCTTTTTCTCTCTGCCGCTTGCTGTGCTTGTTTCATATCTGGTTCATCAATATCTGGAAAAACCAGCGATTCGCTTTGCAAAAACAATTACTGCATCAAAAAACAGAGTGAGTGCTATGAGCACCAATGCGTAAAAAACCCGGCATGGCCGGGCTGACTTGTGAATGTGCTGGCTCAAACGTCGGCGCTTGCCGGCGTGGCCAGCGCTTCTAGCCGGTCGATATAGGGCCGGGCGATTTCCATCATGTCGGCCTCATCACCGGCGCCACGGATCGCGGCTTTACCGGCGAGGCGGATACGGCGCACGTCCTGCAGCAGCTCCTGTACCCGCGCGGCGGCCTCGGCGATCTGGTGCGCGGCGGCCCCGATGGTTAGCCCCTCGGCGACGGCATAGCTCCGGATGGCGTCGGGCACCTCGCCCTCGGTGCTGTTGCGGTACTCGATCAGTGCCTGGGCGACCAGCTGATACTCGGCATCCAGATACTGGCCGACGGATCGGTCGGAGGCGCGGATTCGGTCGGCGGTGGCGTCGATCCAGTCGATGGCGTCGTCTCGACGTTGGCGGCTGGGCGCACTGCACAGCAATAGTCGCCCGTTATCATCGACCGCTATATTTTTTCCGGCCGACAAACCCTGTCTCAACGCCTCATACTCAGCGTCAGTTATTTTGATCGCATCCCCTGGAGCTTTATTAACGCCTGCGTGATAAAACCCGTTTTTTGAGGGGCTGTAATACACCTGGATAGCCATTTTTTTTACCTCCCAATTACGATATAGCGCATCGCCTTGCTGGTTGAAACACTCGATCCCGTGGCTGTCAGGTCATAGAGCACATGAGAGCCACCAGCGCCCGTGCCATCGGCACCGATCCCGGCGGCGCCGAACGCCCCATTCGGGAATGTCGTTGGCCAAACGGCAGATCTGATCGATTGCGACGGGAGGTACCCCCACTGAATCATGAACCCCTTCAACCACGACGGGCACTGAATAAAACCGTCTGTCCCGAACTGATACCGAAAACCATTTTTTAGTTTTTTGGGGGTCACTGCGGTTTCATCGTCATCGCTGTTATCAGTTTCCTCCTGACTAGCAATCCTCAGAATCCCCGCGGCTTTTTCTGATGCGCTGGACATCCACTTCTTGAGGGTGTGGTTCGTGATTACCCGTTCCCCGTCGTCATCGATAGGATCTGTATCACTCGCAACGTCCAGTTTTGCAGCACTACCCAGCGCGGCGAGCACGCCCTGCACGGTTTTGACAGCGTCCCCGAACACTGCCAGCACGCTCTTGAGGCCGATCTGCTCGGCGTTGTGTGCGGTCGTTTCATTGCGGTGATCATCGATCTGGGCCATACCGCCGGCAGGCGTCTGGGCGGCTTTCGATTCTTCGCCCTTTTTCGACTCTGCCAGCGTGGCAAAGCGCAGCAGCCCCTTGTTTTTGGTATCCGCGTCGGGGTGGTTGCGGCTCTTGGCGTGCGCATCGAGCTGATCATCGACGTACTGGCGCGAGGCCATGACCACGCTGGGGTCGATCTTGAGCGTGACCGCGCTGGTGTCGGTGACTTCCATCACAAAGCGGATGGTCTGGGTTCGGGCGCTGCCCTCACTCAGCTGCGGCTTGTAGGTCTCGGGATAGTTGCCGTAGGCGATCAGGTTGCCGTCGGTGTCATAGAGGCCGACCTCGCGAATCGTCCAGCCGCCGACGTCAGCGGGTAGCACCTGTTCGACCACGGTCCAGTTCGGGTTGTCATCATCGACAGCGGTCTGGTTGATCGGGCCGCGCCGCACCTCATTGACCAGGCGCGTGACGGTGGCGTCGGGGGTGGGCAGCTTGCCGCCGCCGTCTCCGATGGCGAGTTCGGCAATGGTCAGGGGCTCGCCGTAGGCGATGGCATTGGCCAGCAGGCCCTGCCCGGTTTTGGTCAGCAGCGTAAAAAACTGGCTCATAGGGCCTCGCTCATGGGGTAGATAGTGGTGGTGTCGAATGCCTCGACCATGGCGGCGTGATAGAGCCGCCCGGCCGATTCGATGAATTCGGGGGCGTAGGGGTAGATCGTGGTGGTGTCGCCGTCGTAGGCGGCCAGACCCACATAGAGCGGGCCGCGCGTCTCGCCGAGCAGATCCAGCCCGATGATGTGCCGCGTCAGCGGCTTGGCGTCGAATACCAGCCGGGTCAGCTCGGTGTACATCTCGTCAGTGATGCCGGCATCCAGCACGCCGATGCGCAGGGCGAACGTGCCCGGTTCACCCTCGGGCACCATTTGCCACCACTCTTCGACTTCCAGCAGATAGCCGAGCGGCTCGACCACACGCCGCAGGGCGCTGATCGTGCCCTTGTGGGAGTGGACGTAGAACGCGGATCGAACGACGCCGCGCTTGGCGCTCTCGCTCCATGTCGTATCCCAACGATCCACGCTGAATGCCCACGCCAAATAGGGCAGCAGGTGCAGCGGGCAATCATCCGGGCTCATCAGGGTGCGCAGCGGTACCGGCACGCGCTCGAGATCGGCGAGCGCGTCGGCAGCGAGGCGCTCCAGATCGGTGCTGTTGGGCGGCAGCAACTTACTCATCACTGCCCCCAATCGTCAGCGTGACGCCGGTGCAGTGCGATGCCTGGCTGTCATCGAGCACGACATCGGCGGCGGGGCTGATCAGCTCAACGCGCTGGACGCCCTCGACGTGCAGGGCGGCGTAAACGGCTGACAGACGAATATCGCGCCCGAGCCGGCGCTGCTCGGCAACATAGGCCGCCGCCTTGGCGCGTGATGCGGCGAGGATTGGCTCCTGCTCGGGGCCGGGGTAGAGATAGAGCGTGGCCTCGATGGCGTAGTCGACGATGGTGGCCGACTGGACGGTGAGCCGGTCGCCGACCGGGCGCACGTCCTCGGCAGAGAGAGCCGCCGTGACGATGTCGAGCAGATCCTGCGTGGCCTCGCCGGTACCGAGCTGGGAGAGCACGGTGACGACGGCGACGCAGGGACTGGGGCTGACGGCGGTGGCATCGGCCACCCTGCCATCGGCCGAGAGGGCATGAAATACGTAGGCGCCGGTCGGGCCGGCCACGCTCAAACCTTCGAACGCCCGCTGCGCGCGCAGGCGCAGACGGGTGTCGCTCTCATAGGTCGGCGGGACCGGCGGCACGGCGTCGGGATCACCGGGGTCGATCATCAGGCGCTCGACGTTGAAATTGGCAGCCCATTGGTCGAGATCCGCACCCGTGGCGAACGCCAGCATATTGGCGCGGGCCGCTTCGTTGACGCGCTGGCGCAGCACGCGTTCGCGCCAGACGCTTTCCTGCAGCAGCTTGTTGAGCGGTTCGGATTCGAGCGCCAGCTTTGCCCTGACATCGGCGCGCTCGTCTTCGGGATAGAGCGAGATCAGGTGTTCCTTGCGCTCGGCGAGCAGGGCCTCCTCATCGATGACCTCGACGATGGCCGGCGCGGGCAGCCGGGATAGATCGATGGGGCTACTCATGCATCACCTCGCAGGGGCACGGTCATGTCGATGTTTTCCCCGGTGTCGAGGCGCCGCCCGGTGATTGTCAGCAGCAGTCGCCCGGGGCGATCAGTGTCGACGGTGCGCTGCACCTGCATGACGCGCAGACGCGGCTCCCATTTCATGAGTGCCACGACCGTTGCCGAGTAGGCTCGCAGGGCGGTGGCGCCGGTGAGCGGCTGGTCGATGAGATCCGGCAGCAGGCTGCCGTATTCGCGTCGCATGACGCGCGAGCCGATGGGCGTGGTGAGGATGTCGGCCACGCTCTGGCGAATGTGTTCGACGCCGGCCAGGGGCGCGCCGGTGTGGCGATCCATGCCGCTCATTGTGGTGGCCCCGATTTATCCGAGCCGGATTTGACGCCGGTCGTTTTGTGGTTGACCAAGCTGATGCCGGACGCGACGGCGTCAGAATCGGTGATGATGTTGCCGGTGACGTGCAGGGTGCCCTCGATCAAGACCGGGCCGGTGACGGTGACGCCGGCAGGGGCGGTAATGGCTGCCGAGCCGGGCAGATCCGCGCGCAGGTGTTGGCCAGCGTGGTCGTACTCGATCACGGCGCCGTCGGGCATGTCCCAGCGCGTCAGGTTCGGGTCATCGATCGCGGCCGGGTGGGTGTTGCTGTTGATGGCGCCCAGCACCACGGCTCCGGCCAGCTCGCCGCCGGGGGCCAGCAGCAGCACCTGCTCGCCCTCGGTCGGCGGGTTCCATGTTCGGGTTTGCCCGGCGCGGGTCTCGCACCATGGCAGCCAATCGGTCAGCAGCTCGCCGGTGGTGACACGGACGCGCGCGGCGGCGTGATCGATCTCGGCGATGGTGCCGAGTCGGATCATGTTCTGCATGAGGCGGGCGAGTTCGACGGGGTTCATCGGCGCTCCGGGTGGTATTCGGGTATGCGGCTATCGTCGGCAGGTGTGGTACTGGATGCGAGCGGCGGGCGTTGTAAAAGCGGGCGTTACAGCCCGCGGTTGAGATGATCGAGCAGGGAATCGCGCAGCACTGTGCGGTCGTGGTCGGTGAAGCCCAGCAGCTCGCGCTGTTCGTACTGGACGCGGGGTCCGTTGATCGCGACGCGGTCGCGCAGACCAAACTGGTGCGTTTTCGCGATGCTGGCCACCTGCCCGAAAAAGCCGACCTCCGCGCCTTGGGCACTGGTGCGCACGCGCAGGTATTTGGCCGTTCTCAATTTGCCGAACATCGCTTTACGCCGGATCGCGCCTTTTTGATCCTGACTCTTGCGCGGGGCGTAGCGGGTGCCGTCGGGGTTTTTCTGCGCCTTGATGCGTTCGCGCTGTGAGCGGCGCAGGTCGGTGGCCACCACGCGGGCCAGCCGGCGGCGCTCTTTTGCGTTGAGCTTTTCCAGCAGGGGCGCGGCCCAGTCTTCGAGGCGTTCGATGTTGTCAGCCATCGGCACCCTCCGGCTCGACGTAGTCGCTCAGATGCCGATCATTGGCCATGAGCTGCCAACGGCGCGGGCCGCAGGTCTCGATGTCAAAGCGCGGCATGCGGTGGCTGATATTGATCTGGCCGGTGTCGCAATTCTTTTTGGCGACGACGCGCTCGGTGATCTGGACGCGCAGGGCGAGATCGACGGCGTCATTGTTAAGAATTTCAGCCTCAAATTTTAACGCCTCGGCGGGTATTAAATCGGGCTGATAGACAGCGAGCCAATCCAGCAGCGGGATCATTACGGTATCGAGGTCGTCGGCGAAATCGGTCAGGACGATTTGCGCCGTAAACGTGTAGCCGTGTGACAGGTTGGGCCCCGGGGCAAATTCGATGGTGCCGTCCTCGACGAACGTCAGCAGCTGATCGGGATCGCGCTGCAGATGCGGGATGGCGTCGAGCAGGTACTGGCGCAGGGCGGTCAGTTTTTTCATGCCCGCTTTCTCCTGATCGGCCCTTTCCTTTGGATGCCAATCATCTGTTCGCGCCCGGATACCCAGCAGGCCAGCATGTACAGCGGATCAAGAGCCACCTTGACCATGGCCAGCGCCGGGTGTTTGAACTCAAGCAGCAGCATGCCGGATCGAATACCCCCCACGTAGCAGGGGATCAGGCCATAGAGTCTGGCGTGGTGGGTCAGCCCCAGCGACAGCGCTTTTTCCTGCGTCAGATAGCCCAGCATGATTACTCGCTCCCGCTTGATTGGTGGCACTGGATGACGGCGTCGACTTCGGCGGCGCACATCGCCCAGGCGTTCTCGGTCTGTTCGAGCTGCAGGTGCAGTTCGCCGTTAGTGGCCGGGTGACTGGCCGGCAGGGTGCAGGGCGCTGGGGTCGCGCACTGATTGACGATAAGCGTCGGCGCCGGTGACGGCGGGGCGCTGGCGCAGCCGGATAACATCAGAAGGCAGGCGAGTGCCGGCCCATTCGCGGATCTCGTCGTTTTCACGTTGGATCTCCCTGATTTGTTCGAGGCGGCTTGAAGCGGTGCGGGCCAGCTCGGTCTGCTGATCGGCGAGCGCACGGCGCTGGGATTCGAGGCGGCGGGCGTTGTCCCACAGGGCATTAATGACCAGCTGACGCTGCTGGCTTTCCTGCTGTGCCGTGTCGCGCTGCTGGGCGATCCGGTCGGCGCGTTCGCTCGCGGCGTTGCCGCGCTGCCAGAGCGCCCAGCCGCCGAGAGTCAGCCCGGCGATCAGGACGCCGCTGATGATGAGGCGGTTCACGTATCGCCCACCGCGTAGCGCAGGTTTTCGGCGACGCGCCGCGACCAGCCCTTGCCGAACGTTTCCCACGTTGAGAGGCGGGTATAAAACGCCTGCCGCTCGGCGTTGAGCAGCACGATCAGGGCCAGCGGGTCATGGGCGTTGATGGCCGCGAGCGTGACGGGACCGATGATGCCGTCATCAGCGACGCCTGCCGCGCGCTGCAGCATGCGGATCGCGTTGCCGATGCCGCTGTTTACGGCGATGTCGAACAGCTGATAGCCGATGGCGCCGTGGTACTGATCGCACTTGGCGCGCAGCCAGTAGCCGGTCAGGTAGATCTCGCGGGCACGGTCACGGGTTAGGTCGCGCATGTCGCCGTGATAGCCGGCCTCCCGCGCTGTGCGCTGGGTGATGCCCCATTTGGTGGCGCCGCCCGGGTCATCCGGGTGGTTGACGTAGCCGCCTTCGTGACCGATCAGGCGCTCGAATGCTTTTTCGAATGTCATGCGTTGACCCTCACGATGTGCGCGACGTTGCCGCGGGCGCGGTAGACCAGCACGGCGCAGACGCCGAGCAGAATCACAAACGACCAGCTGATGGGCAGGGCGATATAACGCCCGGCCAGAATCTGGATGGCGAGCGTGCCGCTACCCACGAACAGGCCATAGGCCAGCCACGAAATGCGCCGCCGGAAACGGGCGCCATGGCGGCGGTAGGTGAGCAGCCGGCCGCAGATGGCCAGCGCGATGATGAGCGTGAGGATGGTGGGCAGCTGCTGGGGCTGCACCATCATCCATGCGTAGTCCTCGGGCAGGGGCAGCAGGAAAAACGGGCTCATTTTCGGCCTCCCGGAAATAGTCGGCTGATATCCAGCGATTTGACGCCCTCGATCACGCGCAGACTGAATGTGACGACGGCCACGGCGGTGAGAAATGCGGGCAGGGCGGTGGTGTCCCAGCTGGGCCAGAAGTGCCGGGCGAGCGTCGGCCCGACCAGATACCCCATCAGAATCGAAATCAGCAGATAGATCAGGCGCTCGAGGATCGATAGTTCGCGCGCGCTAACGACGAACAGCGAGGCACCGGCGAATGCGCCGATCAGGGCGCTGACATCCAGCCCGATCATGAGGCTGGCCAGCGTTAGCCCGGCGGTACCGGCGGCGACTGCGGTGGTGGATGGTTCGGCCATAGTGATCTCGGCTCAGTCCCAGAGCTGCACGCGTGTGCGGCTCGGTTGTGTATTGATGTCCGGCAGCGTGACGGCGGTGCCCATGGGCAGGATCGGGCCGAGGTCACAGAGACCGGGGTTTGCCTTGAATACTCTTTCGATCACGCCATCAGTGCGCCCGTAATGTCGGTAGCAAATGTGATCGAGGGTGTCGTTTTGCTGGGCGCGCACGGTTCTGGCCATCAGATCAGCTCGACCGTGACGTGGGGCCGATCCATGATCTCGCTGATCGCCCAGGACGCATCGCGTCGATAGCTTTCGCCGGCGTACTCCTGCAGGTCGCCCCGGTCGCGGGTGCTGGCCGTGGCGTCATAGTCGCGGTACGCCTCGGCGATAGCGGCATGTGCGGTGGCATAGACGGCGCGGCGGTAGAGGGCGAGATAAACGCCCGGCGGGTGCCAGCGCGGGGTCGGTACGTCCTGCACCTGCTGATGGCCGGCGTCGATCTGCGTCGTCTGCCAGTGGCGCAGCACGCGATTGACGGTGGCCATGGCAGTCAGCAGGGCATCCTGCACACGCGGGGGCGTGACGGTGCCGTCGATGCGGCGGGCGTCTCGGAATTCAGCGGGGTCGATGGTCGGCCAAAAGCCGTTATTGACGATGGGCTCGGCGGCGCGGGCGCTGGCGTTGCCGGTGGGGGCGAAACTGCTCATGGCGTCACCTCGGTTTTTATCCCGTTAATACAGGGGGTGGACGGTGATGCGGCGATAGGCGCTTGGCCCTGCGTTATCACCGTGCCCCCTGGACGTCGCGGGTCGACTCGGTTAGCCCGGCTGGGCGTTGTTGGGTTGCGGGTCCGGCTGATCGGGCTGGGCTGCCTGATCCTGCTGGCCGGCTTCTTCTGCCTGCTTTTTGAGCGCTTTGCCGATGCGATCGATGTCCTGCTTGACGCCGACACGGTCGTTCAACTCGAACGCGCGCTGGTAGTGGGTCAGGGCATCGGGCATATCACCGCATGCGCGGTAGCCGTTGCCGATGGCCTTGTGCAGCTTGGCGCGGATCTGGTCGTGCATGTCGCGACCTTCGATCAGTTCATTGATCTCGATCAGGGCTTCGAGCAGCGAATCATCGTCATCAGTGAGCGCCAGCGCCTGATCGGCGGATTCCTCGGCGAGGATCGCAGGCGTCGAGCGCTGGAACTGCTCGCCCGGATCGAGCTGGTGCTGCATGGCGTAGCGGGCAATCGGCAGGGCGCCGGTGATGTCGCCCACGTCGATGCGCCACAGCATGATGCGCATCAGCACCTCGTCCTCGGCACCGCGGCCGGCCTCCAGCACGCCGGCGACGTATTCCGAGTAGTTCGGCAGGATCTCGCGCTTGATCTCGATCTTGCGCTCGACCGACTGCACCGACTTGAGTCGGCGATAGTCTTCCCAGAGCTGGGCCTGCATGAGGTGGTAGGCGTCGCCGTGCATGACCTCATCACCGGCATCCGCCGCCGCTTGCGCGGCGGTGATGCGCTCGTAGTGTTTACGCAGCGAGCTGACCATGGTTATGCCCCGGCGGTGGTGTCGGTGGTTTCAGTCTCGGGGGCATCTGCATGGGTGATGCCCTCAAGGAGACAGCCGAACCCGTAATCCTCGATGACGTAGGCATCGTTGCTGGATTCGTAGTTCTCGACGCGCTTGCGCTCCGGCTTGTCCTTCAGATAGCGACGGCGCGAGCCCTCTTGCCAGTAGATCGACAGGTTTTCCATTGAAGTGATGAACACCGTGCCATCAGGCATGAACGGTGCCTGTAGGGCGTTCAGACCGCCCATGCGCTTCTGGGCCATGATCATGTCGAGGGCGAGCGATTCGGTCGGCTTTTCATGCTCGTTGATCTTGGGCAGGTATTTCTCGGTCATCAGCGAGCGTCCGACGATGGCGACCAGATCAGTGCTGTCGCGGTACCAGGGTTCGATCAGCGAATTGACGGCCTCATAGATCAGGGCGTCGATATTCTGGAACTCGTGACCCTTGCCCAGCGTCGTGCCGTTGATGACGCGGGCAGCGGCGTGGGCACGATACTGCTGCAGCCAGCCGATGTTGACGTCCTGCAGCAGCGGGTTTTTCGCGCGGTCGGTCTGCTTGTCGGCGCGGACACCGTTGAACCCGATCATCATGCGATCCAGCGCCTGCTGCCGGATGATGGCGTCGCGCACACGGGCCTGAAAATCGGGGAACTTTGCCCAGGCATCGAGCTTGGCCCACGGCAGAGCCGTATCGAACTCGGTCGATTCGCAGCGGTAGTCGTGCTTTTCCAGACCGGTGGGATCGATGGGGTTACGATCGCGCTGGCTGACATCGGTACGCCCGGCGATAGGGGTGGTGATACCCAGCTCAAGCTTTTCGCCGACCAGATCGCGCACGCCGGTCATGTTGACGCGGGTCAGGAACTGGCTGGATTCCTGAATCTTGGTTTCCAGCGTCTGCTGCACGCTCGGGTCGATGTCGAACGATGAGAACGCGTTTTCGGCACCGTTGAGCGATGCGAGACGCTGGGCGTACTGGTTGAACTGTTTACGGGTAGTTGTGCGCATGTAAGCGTCTCTTAGCAGTCGGTTTCGATGGAGCCGTTGCCGCCGGTGGCAGGCGTGCGGGACTTGTAACGGGGCGTCTTGTCGAGCGTGGCGTACAGCTCGTCATGCGCGGTCTTAAGCTGTTCGTGGGCCGTTTTCAGCTCGTTGAACTGCTCCGCGCTGGGGCGTTTTGCCAGCTCGGTGCGCAGGTCAGCGTTTTCCTGCACGAACATGCCCATGGTTTTTTCGAGGTCATCGCGCATGGCGGCGAAATCGCCGGAGGTCTTGTTGCGGTGCTGGGCGAACATCGCTTTGACGCGCTCGGAAAGGGACGGGCCTTTGCTGTGCTCGGGCTCGGGATCATCAATGCCGGCGGTAAAGTCGACCTCGACCGCCTCGCTGAACAGGTTTTCGGGGCGCCGCTTGCGACTGGTCAGCGGTGAGTCAGCCCCAGCGCCGGCGCTGAACTGCAGCATTGAGGTGCCCAGCGATGCCGGCGAGTCAGTAACGGCCAGCCCGACCAGATAGGCCTCGCCGGTATCCGAGAAATCCGGTTCGATTTCCATCGACGTGTAGACCTTCTGGCGCGCCTTGTTCATCGCTTTCAGTTCGTCGGTTGGGTCGAGATCGGCGAAAAGCTGCAGCTTGCCCTCGTCGTTTTCCTCGGTTTTCAGCCCTACGACATCGCCGTAAGCCTTGAAGGGGCTATCCGGCAGAATGCCCTTGATGTGTTCAAGGTTGATGCGGCAGCCGTACTTCTCGGGATTGAAATTGGCGGCCATCTGTTCGAGCCATTTGCGCTCGATCTTGCGACCGTCGGTGGTGGCGCCTTCTGTTGCGATGCGATGCCAGGGCATTGAGTAATCCTCGGGAACTGAACAGGTACTGTATGGGCGTCAGGTTCCGCGCAGATCGCCGCCGGCTCAACGCGCTGGCGTTGTAAAAGTGGGCGTTACAAGCCGTGCCCCGATATAGGCACCCGGCACGTCGGTACGCTGGCCGCATGACAACCGACGGCCAGACCATGACTGCAAACCCACTTAATCCCGCTGAAATCGACGCGGCGCTGGACAGCCCGGACGCCGCGAAACTCTCCGCGCGCCATCTCTATTGGATGGGGTGGCGCGTCGGGCGCATCGCTGAATTTCTGAACCTCTCCCCTAATACCATCAGCAGCTGGAAAGCCCGCGATAAGTGGGATGAGGCGACATCGACCCAGCGCGTCGAGGGCGCATTAGAGGCGCGGCTGGTGATGCTGATCTCGAAAGAGCAGAAAGAGGGGAAAGACTTCAAAGAGATCGACCTGCTGGGCCGGCAGATCGAGCGGCTGGCTCGGGTTCACAAGTTCGAGGAAAGCGGCAAGGAAGGCGACCTCAATCCGAACATCGAGCGACGCAACGCCGGCGAAAAGCGCAAGCCGGCGCGCAATGATGTCGGCGATGAGGGCGTGATCCAGATCGTGGAAGCGTTCGAGGCGTCGCTGTTCGAGTACCAGCGCCACTGGTACCGGGCCGGCCAGCATGAGCGCATTCGCAACCTGCTCAAGTCCCGCCAGATCGGCGCGACGTGGTTTTTTGCCCGCGAGGCCATCGCCGATGCGGTGGAGACGGGCAAGAACAAGATTTTCATGTCAGCGAGCAAGGCGCAGGCTCACATCTTCCGCAACTACATCGTGCAGTTCGTCAAAGAAACGACGGGCGTGGAATTAAAGGGCGACCCCATCGTGCTGGCCAATGGGGCAAAACTTCATTTCCTCGGCACGAACGCCAAGACGGCGCAGGGTTACAACGGCGACACGTACCTGGATGAGTATTTCTGGATCGGTGGCTTTGAGCAGTTCCGCAAGGTCACGTCCGGCATGGCGATGCACAAGAAATGGAAGCAGACCTATTTCAGCACGCCTTCATCTGTGGCTCATGAGGCGTATCCGTTCTGGACCGGCGAGCGGTTCAACAAGCGCCGCAAGAAAGGCGAGAAGGTCGAGATCGATGTCAGCCATTCGGCGTTGGCCGGTGGTGCCCGGTGTGCCGATGGCCAGTGGCGCCAGATCGTTACGATTCAGGATGCGATGGCCGGTGGCTGTGATCTGTTCGACATCGATCAGCTGCGCCTGGAGTACAGCGATGATGAATTCGCGAACCTGCTTATGTGCGAGTTCGTCGACGACAGTCAGTCAGCGTTCCCGATGATGAGCATGCAGCGCTGCATGGTCGATAGCTGGGATATCTGGCGTGACTGGAAGCCGTTCGCGCAGCGTCCGTTCGGTGATCAGCCGGTGTGGATTGGTTATGACCCGGCGGGCGAGGGTGAGGGCAGCGACGGCGCCGGCCTGATCGTGCTGGCCCCGGCCAAAAACCGCAACGACCGGCACCGGATTCTTGAGCAGCACCGCCTCAAGGGCCACGACTATGAGGCGCAGGCCGAGTACATCCGCGAAGTGGCCCGACGCTATAACGTCCAGTACATCGGCATTGATACCAACGGGATGGGCGACGCGGTGGCGCAGCTGGTCGCGAAATGGTTCCCGCGCGTCACCCGACACCGCTACACCCCTGACAGTAAATCTGCGCTGGTTCGTCAGGCGCAGCACATCATCGACCGCGGTCGCCTGGAATTTGACGCCCGCGACACGATCATCGCGCAGTCGTTTACCGCGATCCGACGCGAGCTGACCGCAAGCGGTCGGCAGTTCACGTATGCCGCTGGCCGCAATGGCCAGACCGGCCACGCCGATCTGGCGTGGGCCACCATGCACGCCCTTAGCAATGAGCCCATCGACGTCCTCGCCGAGGGCGAGCGCGGTGGCTCGATCATGGAGATTTACGGATGACCGCAGAGACCGCAAAGCCACGCCATCGCATGTATGCGCAGTTCGAGCCGCAGGGTGCAGCACCGTCACCCGCCCCGGCGAGACCCGAGGCGTTTACCTTCGGCGAGCCGGTGCCTGTCACCGATCTGGCCGATTTCCTCTATACCGGCTGCTGGATGGCCAACGCCCGCTGGTATGAGCCGCCGGTGGATCTGGCGGCACTGGCGAAAATGTACCGGGCGACGGCGCACCACGGCAGCGGGCTGCAGGTGAAGCGCAACATCCTGACGCGCAGCTTTATCCCGCATCCATTGCTGGGCCGGCAGGCGTTCCGCGAGCTGGTCACTGATTATCTGGTGTTCGGCAATGCGTATATCGAACGGGTCTATGGTCGTCTGGGGCGTCTGATCGGGCTGCGCCCGGCGCGGGCCAAATATGTGCGACGCGGTACCGAGGAGGGGCATTTCTGGTGGGTGAGCAACTGGCAGCAGCCGGTCGAGTTCGAGCGCGATTCGATGATTCATCTGATCGAGCCGGACATCAATCAGGAGATCTATGGCGTGCCGGACTACATGGGCGCGCTGCAGTCGATCATGCTGAATGAAAACGCCACGCTGTTTCGCCGGCGCTACTACCTGAACGGCAGCCATGCGGGCTTTGTGATGTACGTCAGCGATGCCGCGCAGAATCAGGAAGACATCGATGCCATGCGGGACGCGCTCAAGAATTCGAAGGGCGTTGGCAATTTCCGCAATCTTTTCCTGCATTCGCCTGGAGGCAAGAAAGACGGCGTTCAGATTATCCCGATCTCGGAGGTCGCGGCGAAAGACGAGTTCGCGGGGATCAAGAACATCACCCGCGATGACACGCTGGCCGGCCACCGGGTACCGCCGCAGCTGATGGGGATCATCCCGAACAACACGGGCGGGTTCGGTGACATCGAGAAAGCGGCGCGCGTGTTCGTTGCCAATGAACTGGACCCGCTGCAGTCGGTGTTCCTGGAGATCAACGACATCATTGGTCAGGAAGTGGTGAGGTTCCGACCCTATGAGCTGGGCGGGAAGGAGCAGCAGGGCGATCCGGTCATGTGACCAGCAGCTCCTCGATCATCAGCCGCCCGATGGGCGGCTTTTTTGTGCCCGCACGGTTATCTCGATTGAGACGCATTAACTTTAGCGTTCGTATTTGTCGACGCTGGCCGGCCTGTATTGCCGCGTGCGCGGCGCTGGCTTTTCTCGGCCTTGGGTCTGGCTTTTTCGCGCCAGCCCGGCAGGCGTCCAGCCTGACCCCATAGCGAGGCCATTTTACCCCACGGCGCGCCGTCGACTCCCCGCCCCGCCTGCGCGCTAAATGGGTCTGTTTTATTGCACCCTTGCACCTTCCCGCGAGCCAGCCGCCATGCGGGCCGCGCGGTGGTTTTTGCGATAGTGTTTTCCGTGCGTTTCCTTGCATTTCATGCGCCCACACTATTGCTTGTGTGGGGTTAGTGTGAGGCTTTACCGCCGACCCCGTTCCCAAGCGTTCCAGCCTACCCGTTTCATGGTGCATTTTTGGTGCACTCGGTGCACCAAACCATGGTTTGTTGCGAATAGTCGCATTTAGCCTCAGTCCCGGTGTTTTCTGGGCTCATGGCCTATAACTCCCGCCACAGGCGGCCCTTATATCTCATTCGTAATGCGTAGGTCGGTGGTTCGAGTCCACTTACCGGCACCCGCAGATTTCAAAGGCCCGGCGCATATGCGCCGGGCCTTTTTTTTGTTTGGGCCTTTTAAAAACTACTTGTTATTGCTTTCTTTGATGGCTTTTAATCCCTTATTAAGAAAACCTGATAAGTTATAGTCGCTAATAGTTACGATATAATAAGCATGCTTTCGAATAGGTTTGTCACATGTCGCCAAGGAGTTTTTCAAAGATAGTTGATTTGCTGATTGCAAGCTTTAGATATAGGGGGTGGCTTTTATTAAAAAATATTAATTAACAAATGTTTTAAATTTTGTTATAAAGTGTTACCTTTGGAGAAGAGTATAGCATATAGGTAGATTTAAAATGTCTGGCCAATACACGTATCTAAAAAAAATCAGGATAAATAAGTTTAGGAGCCTAGAAGGTTTGGAGGTTGATTTAGGCAGAAGAATAACTTTGATTTGCGGAAAAAATGGCACATCAAAATCTACTATTCTAGGTGTCGCAGCTCAAATATTTAGTTTTGATTCAGATTTTTCTAAAAACCCTGGCGAGCCGCTTGCATACGAAACTATTAGCGGGTCTGATTTTAAATCGGCTTTTGCGAACCATTTCAGAATATCTGAGAAACATGATAATCCAGGAGAGATGGATATAGAAATTGATCTTTATGATGGAGCTTTTAAACAAGAAATCGATGGATTGAAGTTGAGGCTTTATAAGTCTAATGATAGATCCAAAGCTCGCCCCGTCGTCAGAGATAATATACCCAGTTTGTCTTCAAAAAATACCAGTCGTAATGTAACTCACCCAGTTATATATCTCAGCCTTTCTAGGCTTATACCTGTTAGTGAGCGAAAAAAATATAGAATAAAAGATATAAACTATCTAGAAGAAAACAAAAAAACTTTTAGAGACTGGTCTTCAAAAATATTGAATAATGATAGATTAAGTGATGTCACGGCCACAGATGGTAATGTGAAATCAGCAGTGGCTCATGGTGATAATTATGATCAGGATTCAGTGTCCGTAGGAGAGGATAATGTTGGCCAACTTGTTTTGGCTTTAATGTCTTTCGAGAAGCTTAAAAAAGAATATCCCGATTATCATGGCGGGCTGCTACTTATAGATGAAGCTGATGCAGGGCTGTTTCCAGCTGCCCAAGTAGATTTTGTTGAGTTGCTAGCCAAAGTTACTAGAGATCTCAATATTCAGATTATAATGACGTCTCATTCCCCATTGTTAATTGAAAAAGTAAAAGAATACTCTGAACGAGATGCTAGTAAATATAAAACTATCTATCTAACTAATACCTTTGGCGAGATACAAGCTAAGCATGACTGGGGCTGGGCTGAAATATTCTCTGATTTGCATACGGTCACGACTGGAGCGGCAAAAAAAACAGGTAAAAAACTTCCTAGAGTAAATGTATATTTCGAAGATTCTGAAGCAAATGATTTTTTTAATGCCATTGTGAGGAAGCGTAGTATTAATAAAGTTATTTTTAAAGTTGTAGATGTTAGCTTGGGCTGCAAGCAATATACAACTTTGATTAAAGCTGGCGTCAAAGAGTTTTCAAAAAACAGTCTTGTTATATTGGATGCTGATGCCGATACAAAAGGTGTAGAAAAAACTTGCCTCAAATTGCCGGGCATGGTTCCTCCGGATCAATTGCTTTTTGAGTTTCTGTTTAAGCTTCCTAGAGATGATTATTATTGGGAGCATAATAGTATTGGGTTTAGTAAAGATGTCTTTTTAAGGAATGCAAGAGCTATTACCCAGAGGTTGGGTATTACAGAAAACGAAGCAACAGAGGATTTTTGCTTACTGGATTATGTCCGACGTGATTCTGTAACAGGAAAACCCTTAAGAGAAATATTTAAGGAGTTTTACAAATGTGAAGATATCCAAAGAATAGTCCATGGAAGTGTTAAAGATAATCCTTACAGATATTGGGTCGAGAAGAACAATATTGAAGTCAATGGTTTTAATGCAGAGCTTGTCTCTAAGCTAAAAAAAGTTTGTCGTGACGTTTATGGCATACCTGAAAATGAGCTGGCCTCGATAGGAAGTTAAAAAGCCAAATGAAATTTAACCTTAAAAGTAGATGTTGAATTTTAGAAATAAATATTATCCTCAATGGCGGTGGCTGAAATGCTACCGTCAAATTTTGATGAACAGTTTTTTTGCTATCTAAAATTGTTGCTTCGTCTGTTAACGACCTATACCTCACATGGCCTTCATGTTGAACTAAATTAATTGGTTTGCAGGTACGTTTTTAATATTATGTTTAATTAGCTGTTTTCCACCTCGGTACCTTAATAATTAGACCGGTAATAGTACGGTGAGATCTGTTGTTAACCAGATTGCTTAGTAAGGATGGTGCTGTTCAATCTGTTTTAAAATTAGATTTACCTGATAATTTGAAGTTAAATTCGTACTGTTGGTGAACTATAAAAAGAAAGCAAGTGCCTTAGGTGATGACCATCAAGCTTTGATGTTAGGTAGACGTTGCTGAAATGCTAAAGCACCTGCATTCGACCTGCTTGATAAGCTTTTTCAGAAAACGTTTTTATGTTATAAAAATAAAATATTCCAAATTAATGAAAATGTATGCTGGCTGAGCTTATCAATTTTAAGGTAGAATATTTATGAACTATCAGAGAAGACGTATTGCAATAAATAGTATTTTATTAGATTTGCGCAATGCAAGGCATGGGGTGCTTAATAGCCAAAAGCAAATACTAGAGTGGATGGTAACTGAGCCAACTAAAGAGAAAGTTCTCAACTTGGCTAAAGAAATAGCAGCTCATGGTTTGAGTCCAAATGAACTGCCGATCCTTATACCCGATACTAGCACAGACAAAAATAAATATATCGTTGTTGAGGGGAATAGGCGTCTAGCTGCGTTAAAGATGCTTCGCAAACCTGCTTCATGTCCTATCAAGAAAGTAAAATCACAGTTTGAAAAGATAGCAGGTTCCTCAGAAGTCGATTTGCCAAAATCTCTTTGGTGTATAATTTATCCTACATTAGAGGAAGCGGAATACTGGATTAAATTACGTCATGGAGGTCAAAACAACGGCGCCGGCACGGTTGATTGGGGACCAAAAGAATTTGATAGCTTCGAAAAAAGGATGGGGCGCCGCACTCCCAATAGTGCAGCAATAAGTTTATTAAGTTACGCTTTGTCAGAAGGTATAATAAATCAAGAGCAATACTCATTAGTGCCTGTGACTAATGTTACTCGTCTTGTCGGAACTAAGGATGCGCGCCATGTTTTTGGCGCTTATTATGCAAAAGGAGAAGTTAAAAGAATAGCTGACAAAGAATACTTTGATCGAGCTATCAAAGATATTTTTATTGCTTTGAGTGGTGGCTATTGGACAGTCACAAAGCTAAAATCTGGTAGCCAGAGGAAAGACTTTGTTGACCAGCTAAAAGAAGAAAATAATTGGGGAAAATACGAAGCTGTTGAGCCTGCTGCGCTTGAACCTACTGTTAGTGAACACGATAACGTAGAGGAAGAAGACGCGGACGAAAAAAGTAAGGATAGAACCTCTTCTAGAGGGAATAAGAAATCTACATCACGGTCGAAACTACTTCCAGCGGATTTAAAGCTTAAAATAAAAAACAAGAGGCTCAACGATATTTTTGTTGAGTTGAAAAGTATGCACGCTAGCAACACAAACTCTTGTGCAGTTTTGACTAGAGTTTTTATAGAAGGGTGTACCGACGTTTTTTTAAAAAATAGTGGGGTAGAGGTAGGGTACAATGATAAGCTTGAAAAAAAAGCGATCGATGCCAGAAAGCTTATTCTTGGCAATCACAATAACGCGAAGCACGTTAAAGATGACCTAAAAGGATATGAGCATTTGAGTGGGCCTCACAATACTATTGGTTCTGCCAATTTCTTCAATAACATTGTTCATAATATGAGCTTTAGTGTTAGCTCAGAAGAGCTTAAAACGCATTGGAATAATTTGGCTAATTCCCTGAAATGGTTTGAAGGTTATATTTAATTATCGTTTTAATGTGGGAGTTCTTCCAAGAGCAATGTTTTTGTAAAAAAGCACTTCTTTTGCTTTTGGGCGCTTCAGATGAGTTGAGTAGTGAAGAGAAAATTCTTCACATTCAGCTCCCTTGTAAAGCGATTTAATTTCTTCACAATTGTCGTAAGTGACAAGCCATGGGGTTTCCAGAGCCATCACCTTTTTGGCGATCTCAGCATGATCTTCTGGCTTATAGAAGTTTCGGTAGAGCTGGTTGGCCTTGTTGTAGTAAGGCGGATCGAGATATATCAAACAGCTTTCGGGGTTCTCAAGAAAGCCCGGTTGGATCAGATCCATGGCGTCTACATCATAAAGCGAGATGTCATCGCGTCGTGCAGCAATATCTTTAATGCGTTTGCATAGGCCTTCAATATTGTATCGCGCATCCAGCTTATAATCGCCGGATTGGCCTTTGCCGCCAATGACCCCGCCAGAAATGATACCTGACCGATTGGTGCGGTTCATGAAGAAGGTGGCAAAGCCGAGCGTGGTGGTGTCAGCTTCGCCCGGAGTATCTACAATCGAGCGTTGTTGATGCCAAGTATCCATGGTGACAGGCGTTTCTCTGATCAATGATACAAGGCGCTCACTGTCGTTGAGCACAGCCCACCAGAAAGCATGAATCGCCGGATCAGCATCGTTGATAACGATACTGCTGACGTGTTCCTTCAACAGCAGATACATGGCTGCACCAGCACCACCTGCGTACGGCTCTACATAGCAGCCTTCCTGCAGATTGTTGTGCCGGATAACCTCGGCCAGCCATGCGCCAAGTCGTCCTTTGCCGCCAGGGTAGCGTAATGGGGTAGCGAATGAAGAAGACATGGCACTTCCAAATAAAGATGTATCTAATTCTAACTGTTTATTCATGAGATGGCCAGCCTTCTAAAAGCTTTAATTTCAAGCAGATAGAGATGCTTCCTTGATTGCCTAATGGCGGCATTGTACTGTATTTGCATCCAGTAAAAAAGGTTTGGCTTGAAGCTGACAATAGTATATTGCAATCCATATAAAAATTTTTTCCTTGTGCGAATAAAGAGTTTTTAAAGGTTGAGGAGTTGTAGGTATGAATAAACCGCCTGTAGTGGGCTTATTGTTTGCGGTTGCCCTTTTTTTTGTTTATGTGGCTTTAGTTTATTTTGGGCTTTATGCACATGGTGGTGATAAAGAATACGCACTGAATTTATTTAAATATGCCAAAGGTTCATCTCCGGGAGCTATTCTGGTTTTCGTGGGTTTGGTTAGCTCTTCGTTAGAAAACTATGGCTATGAAGGGTCGTGCAAATTTTTTATAATATTGTTTGGGGCGATATCTGCTTTAAGCTATTTCGTAACCTCAATGTACTATGGCCCTCAAGAATTTTTTGATGATGTGCCTAGGTTTTTTATTCTTTCAGCAGCGGCATCATATCTTTTCTTTACTCAGATGATGTGCGCGTTTTTCTTCGCAATTTTTAATTTTATTGGTGTTGATAAAAAGTCTGTTTAGTCATTCATTTTACGTGGGTGGTTTTGGGCTGGCATCTGATCTGGCTGCATCTGTGAATGTAGAACTAAGCCCATCCGCCCCTATGCTCTGCTTCAACCCACACCATAAACTTCCGTACTCCTCGTCACCCCCTCCCTGCACGACGTCATCAGCTCCACCACCACGCGCCTCTGACGGGTCCTGAGGCTGGTCTCCCTGTCCCGGTAGTGCGCGTTGGCCAGCCAGTTGAAGCTGCCGACGATGGCGTAGCGCTTGTCCACGATCAGGCACTTCTTATGCGTGGGGCGCTGCACAATGGTCAGCCGGCCCTTGCGGCTGCGATCGCCGATCTCCTTCAAACGCTCCAGCGCCTTGATAGCCGTCTCGGATAGACGGTGCTGTCGATCTCGATCACTCGCGCCATAGGCAATATGGACGTTGACGCCGCGGTTGAGGGCGCTGGCCAGTAGCCCACAAAACTGATCGTTCACGACCCGGTCGGATAGCCAGCCGGAGACGATCATCAGCTCCTTTCTGGCCGTCTGGAGTGCGTGGGTCAGCTCATTGTGATGATCACGGCCCTGGATCAGAGAACTTTTAGCCGTGGTTCTGTTGGCATTGGGTGCTGCCTTGTGGTCGGCGGTTTGAGGCGCATTGCCGGCTCGCGTTTTCTGCTTGAGGAAACACCGGGTGCCGTACCAGCTGATCCAGGCGGTGAAGGTCTGTACGGCCATGAAGGGCAACCCTGCAAGCGTGGCGATCGACCATAGCGTCCAGACAAGCGCTGAGCCAGCGCCCAGCCGACGATGGAGCCGTGTCAGGCACAGCACCGAGACAAAAATGATCAGCTGGTAATGCAGAAACGTCAT